GCCGTCTTCTGTAGTGTCACTCGCGTCTAATATCGACGCAACCATTGAGGCGTAAGTATGAGCGATTGGAGTGCTTGCGTCATTGTTAGACTGAAAAATAATTGAACTGATAATGTCATTGTCTACGCCTGCAATACCACCCCTGTGGTGATACAAAACAACGTTGGCCGCTGATGAAGCTACATTTTGCTTTGACTCTACAAATACACCAGTCGACAAGCTTGACTGTGTGACATGAAAAGTGTGCTGAGGGTTTGTCTCATTAACGCCAACACGGTCCTTGATGGCCCTAATTCTTGTTGAATTTGTTCCTGCATTGCTAGTAATTATGTCAATGATTCCATCTTCTGTCGTGTCGCTCGCATCGTCTATCTTGGCCAAGATCTGAGCATACGTATGATCCTGACTATTATCATTTCGACCGCGAAACTCTATGTTGCCTAAGCTGTCGTTATCAGCTGGTGATGCTGAGTTGCGATACAGAACAACGTCAGGAGCCGTGTCTAGACCAGCATCGTTGTTTTCGATGATGACTTGATCGGTAGTGTCAGCACTAAACAAATGCAGCTGTGCTGCTGCAGTCCCAGTACCAAGCTGAAAGCCTTCGCTGGTATAGCTGCCAATGTTTGTCTCGTTTATTGTTACGCCAATCTCATCTGCAGCTGCTCTATAAAAGCCTGTTTGACCAGCGTCTGAGGCAAAGGCAATGCTTGGCTGTGAAGCCGTGCCATCAAGAACTTTTCTAAATAAATCGCTGTAGCCGATTTTTTTGTTCTTATCTGCTGCAGTTGCTTCGCTGACGTCAACAATAGGAATGGCATCGCCAGCAGCCACTACTACGATGTCATTTAAGTCTGTAATTTTGCGGTTTGACATTAAGAAGCCTCCAATGCCTCTACACGACTCGTTAATGCAGTAATTTCAGCAAACGCCTCTTGTAGCGCTGCAGTTAAAAGAGGCACTATTTTAGACTGGTCAATGCCTTGATAAACAGGATCACCATTAGAGTCGACCTCGTCTTTGTGCCCTGTCACGGCTTCTGGTACTACAGTTTGAGCTTCATGTGCGATAAATCCGTCAACAGTCTTTGAAGGATTATTTTTAAAATTGAATCTTTTTACTTTAAATTGATTGACTTTTGTTTTTGCGTCTGAGCCACTTAGCGTAACAATGTTTTCTTTAAGTCGATAATCAGAACCAGCATTGAAAGCGATCACGCTTCCGTCTGTGCTTATTGATGACCCACCTAATTGGCCGCCATCAAAGGCAAATACCATATAGGCACCTGCTGTACTCCATCTATTGAGGCCTATAGAGTGACCTTGATTAATACCAATATTAAGTCGTCCACGGTCAGTAAATTGAGCCCCTTCTGTAGAAGTATCTGTAGACTTAAAGGGATTAACAGTAGTTTTTATCAAAATAGAAGCTCCGCCATCATTCTCCACCAATAACTTTCCAATGCTCATTCTTTGCGTACCGTCAACCCTAAACTTCAGCTCGGTCTCCCCTAAAACAGCACCATCAACTAAACCTCTTAGCGGAGTCCAAGCATTTGCAGCAGTGCGAAGCTTCAGTGCTTGCGCTGAAGAGTTGTCAGCCCAAGTCTGGTATGCAGTCTTGGTCACCATGGCGGTGTCTGTACTGCCACTATGATTTGAGAACAACGCAGCAAACCTTGCATTAATATCTGACCGCACTGCTGCACCTGTGCCATTATCTACAGTACTGTCTGAAGCTTGAGCCATTTTTTATGGTTGCTTGGAACCGTATCCTACTGCAGTGTACCTAAAACGCCTATCAATCAAAAGAGTCCCATTCTTGAAAGTAACATCAAAACCTGTAGAGGTAGGCTCGCTAAGCACAAAGTAGTCTCCTGGGGCCATGTCGTAAGCAATAATTCCTACAGAAACGTCTGTGTTCTCATCTGTATAGAAAGGAAACTCAAATGGCACTGTTTGTGTTTGGTAGTTTGACTGCAAAATTTTTTCACTCGCTTCAGTGCGGCGCTCAAACTTGACGTCAAGCCCTAATGACTCGATTGCAGGTGTCTGGTCAGCACGCTTAGTGCTCAGCTCAGCCTTAAATTGGAAGTGACGTCCAGTGAATCTTGTGTTTTCTAGTGGCACCCATGGTCCGTAGCTCAAATTAGTTGCATTCACAAAACTATCAGTTGCCTCAAACTGCAACAATCCTCCGTCTTCTAAAATAACAAAGTCATCAACTCTAGCTGATCCATCAATTGCACCATTGTCGTCTATTGCAGTACGCAGGTACAGTTGCACATCAACGTCGTCTGCAATGTCTCCGTCAAAATCTGACCATGTTTCTATTAGGTCAACGCGATCATCGAAAGTATTTGCCCTGTATACACCAGTGCTATCAAGTATCCTTTTGAAGGAGGGGCTATATTTAGCACCGAAGTCAAAACCTAATGCAAAATAATACGTACCTTCTGTGCGCTGAGTTCCGAATATAGACTTGATAAATCTTCCATATACGGTTCCACTTCCAGTTCCAGCAGCGGTTGCAACAAAAAGTTCTCCAGACGTATTTGACGTAGCCCCTATAGCTGTAAAATCAGTAGACCCTACGCTTAAAATTTTATACTTCTTGCCTGTCTCTATTAAGGTCACAGACACTGGATCGTCGGCGCCATGTTCATCAAGATTAACAACTTCATCATCGAACGACGCATCTCCGTCTAGCACTAGGCCGTCGAAACTATCGTCGTAATAAACACCATCTCTTATGCCAGGAAAACTATCTTTGGCCAGTTGAATCGACTCGTAGTTGAACAATGGCAATTGATCTGGCAAGTCAATAACTGCACTTGCGGCATTTAAACTTCTTACACCTTGATTGTTCTCAAATTTAACAAAGTACTCGCCTTCTAACATTGGAAGTGTTACAGACGTTGTCCTTGCCTCTACTTCTCTTAGCAAGGTTGATTTGTACCACTCACCTGTTCCACCTTTTTTGCCAGAGTGTCTAACAACAGCAATAAACTCGTCTAAAGGCAAGCCACTTGCCGTTGCCGACCAGCGTACAATTACTTGATCTTTGCCGACTGGCTCTAACGTGACCTCTTCTGGGTCTGGCGGGCGATTTTGTACAGTTCCACCGCCAATAATAGTCGTAACATCATCAGCCGTTGCATTGGCCTCAGCCTTGCCTGGTTTCGATTTTTTATTGCTGGGCTCTGGGCCAATTGAATAAATTCTTACTACTACAAGCTGACCAGACAAAACGCTCTCGTTAATTTCAACGTTGGTGTTATTTGTTGTGATGGTTTTAAAATTACCGCTCTTTGTTATTTTGTACTCAAGTACAAATCTAACTCCTCTTACGTCTGGAACGCCATCTGGCCCAAGCCCTCTTGACCAAGAAACGTTTATTTGCTTGAATCTGTTGCGGTCTCTAGTAATGTCGAAAAATCGAATTTGTATATCTGTTGGTGTAGCAGGGCGATCATCAAACAGAGTTGTGCTAGGAAACTTAAGATCAGACGCCTTGCCCTCTACGACATTATAAATATTGTCAACATGTTGTACACCAACAATTGAATAGACACCATCGCCACCCTCAGCAACGGATAAACAACGAAACTTTTGATTTTGAACACTTGTATCTGTAATTGTCCAAACTGCGTTGTCAGACGGTGGCTCGTCAAAGGGTGGATTTACAGTAATTGTGGATGTCCCATTAAGAGTTGCCGCACGAGCTTGCACACGTCCATCTGACAAGACAACAGTGATTTGGTCATTGTTGCCAGAGGGCGAGGATACATTTTGGTCTGCGATAACCTTATTTCTATCTGCGCCTACAATCCGACCAGCTAATCTTGCGCCTTGACGCATCGCGTCAGAGACAGCAAATACTTGACCCGGCAAAACGTTTAGACCCTCAATGCCTACGGAAAAATTGATTGTCTCACCATCTAACTCTTCTGAGGTCATAACCCATTTCGCCATTCGCTGAGCTTGCGTCCTAGAGGTGCAACCAAAAGCAATAATTTCTCTTGTCTGCAATCCATATTTTTCAATTGCTTTTTTATTCTCTACAATCACATAATTAGGCTTATAGAAGTTCTCGGGGTCGTTATACCTTGCAATCACTCTTGTGCTGCGCGTTTTAAGAGACGACCCGCTGTAAGTAAAGCTGCCTTCTACGACATTTGAATTAGTAAAGACGTGAATAGGGTCAAGTGTATTTCCTTCTCCTTTTAAGTTGCCATGATCAGCTGCTAGCTGTACCGTATCAGACTTCCAGAAGACCATGCCACGAAAGACACTTGCAAGATCTTGTATGACGCTGTAGGCATCTGCCTGACTGCTTATAACTGTATTAATTGCAAACCTAGGTTCTTTGCGCTTCTTTTGTGTAGTACCAGGAGGTATCGGCCCGACTATAGCTTCTTCGTACTCAAAAACATCTATACGCTCATTGCAATATTTAGCTATCGGAATTAAGTCAATCCAGCTTATATTGTCTACGGTAATGTAGTCACCAGCTCCATAGCGCTTGTTAATCAACATATCAAAAAAGCAACAAACAGGGCATGTAGTATATTCTGCTCGTTCTTTCAATGAGCCGTCAAATGGCAAAGAACTGAACTCTAAAGACCCATCCTTGAGTGCAGTTGCATTCGATGGAATTGCAACTTTTCTTCCCTTGACGTCGTAAGCTCGGGCCGGTAAAGACGGATATTGCTCTGCGTCAATTGTCACAGCAGCAATCGCTGTGCCTGCATAGTTAATCTTTACGTCTTTATGAATCAAAATTTGACTCCACTGGAGTGTGTCTCCACGACCTGATTCAAGCGGAACGCCTGAGCCCTCTTTTTCTTTTAAGTCCTTAAGGTCACTCTTTTTTATTTCAAATGCATCTTCTTTTGGTTTAAAAGAGAGCTTTCTAACCCTAATATTCCACGGACCAGTTGTGCTATCAAAAGTATCAAGTCTAAGCTTTCGTGTTTTAAATTGATAGGGTGACGTAGATATTCCTTCAATTTCATTTGTATCTACAACCCTATAAAGACCGTCAGGACCTTGTATCGCTACTTCGTATTTAATTCTTGCTGGAAAAAGTTGCCCGCGGGCAACACCGTCTACGGCTGTAGAATATAGTTTTGGAATCGTAAAAACAAGTTCAACAAAATCTGCTTCTGGATCTGTAATTGTTCTAATAACTTGGCCAGCACCGTATTTTCTTTTTCTCACTCTGCCAGCGTCGTCTAGTTTTTCAGAATAATTTTTACCAACATCTTCTCCAACGTTCTGTGGAATTACGACTGTTTTTTGCTCGCTTAGTCTTTCTTGATTT